CTTGACCGCGTGAGATGTATATATGGGTAACTCCGCGAGCTGATTAACAGTCTCGGTTACTCTAGCCATTTGCTTATCCGTGGCTACGTTGTCCTCCACGTTACGAATGTTGACTCCAGATATTACTTGGGTCAAACGCTTTGTCAGTTGCTTCTGTGGCATCTCCAGTGAGAAGATACCGCAGTGATGACCGTCCTTCTTGACTGCCTGTAGTGCAATGTATAGGGCCAGGGCGGACTTACCGCAGGATGTGGGGGCAGCGATGGTCATAACCTCACCAGCGGCGATGCCTCGATTGCCTAAGTAATCATCGAACTTATTAGTATGAGTCTTTACTACATCGGGTTCGTATTCGCCGGACTGCATCTTCTGTATATCCTCAAGTAATTCCTTGGCGGATTCGCCTATCTTTACTTTGGATTGGCTGGCCAGTGGTCTAGCCAGCAGGGTGTTCTCCAGCTCGGAACGAATCTCGTCGTAGCTCCTTGTCTCGGACTCAACCTCTTCGACGGCTAGTCTACAGGAACGCATAAGCTCACGGAGCTTTGATTTTTCTGCCACTATATGCGCAAAGTATGAAGCCTGAGCGGGCGTAGAAGCCTTGCCCGTGATGGCAAGTAGCCCGGCTATCCCGCCGACCTCATCAACGCCTCTGAGCGTCTTTAAATGCTCAAGAACGGACACGTCATTCAAGGGCTTGCCTTGAAGTGCTAGTGCTCCGATTGTTTCAAATAGTAGTTGGCATCTCTGCAAATAAAAATCGCCGGACTGGACGATTTGAGTAACGGAATCGTAGACTGATGTATCCTCTTCGAGTAAACAAGATGCAATTAATCCTTCCTCCGCCTCAGCATTATGTGGTTGCTGATGGACCAGTAGTTCCAATTCGTCTTGATTCATTCTCAACTGTGGACAAAAGGGAGCGAAGCAATTGACCCAAAGCGTTGTGCTTTATTCTTATTTCTTTAGGTAATTTCAGGGCATCAATCTCGTTGTGAATGTTGAGGGATACCTCTGCGGCTTCTATAATTTTTGTCATTTTTTGTTAGTATATTTGTGAAGTTAAGAACACTTGAACCCCCCGCCGATTTGCGGAGAGCCAAGCATTCTAGCACAAGGACTTACTTCTTCTCTTCTCTTTCGAGCATCCCGATGGCTATCAATGAGTAGCCAATTAGGTCACGAAAAATGTCCTTGGATTGATCGCCTTTGGTGGTAACTTTTAGCGACCCATCTGAACAGAAAGCCTTAGCTCTCTGGAATTTGTCCTGCATACGGATGCAGATACCTGTAAGGGGATGAACACCGAACTCAGTAGAAGCGTCAAAGTTTGCAAAGGGGTTATTGCAAGTCTTGCCACCCGTGTAATCCGAGTTCTTGTTAGCTGTCATCGCTAGGATGTCATCCATTTCTTCGGAGCGGAACTTATCCCACCACCCTTTATCAAACAAGGTGTCCAGGTTAGCCATCCTTAGAACGGGGAGTCATCACTCGCTGGCACTGTTGCCGCAGCTGGAGCATTGGCATTAGCGTTTGCGGGTGCATCAGCGGGGTTAACTGCTAGTGACATAAAAGACAGACCGCTCTTAGCGACCTTCTTCCATCCTTTGAGGTAGTAGGTCTTACCCTCTACGTCAATCTTCCCGTTGTAATCAGGTTGATTGGGTTTTTCTTTACGGTCATTCACGAAGAATGTCCCGGTGTTGGTGTTATCGTATTCAGCCATAGTTATTATTGGTTGGTTAGAATTCAGTTGTTGTAACAACTGGTAGAGATTTGCTCTTGCCGTGAGTGTTTGTTGCATCCGCATCCTTGGTATCGTCGATAGCAAAGAGTCCATTCAGGGCATACTTGCGAGCATAAGAACTAGCGGAGCCAGTAATCTGAGCATCGTCCATACCCTTCTTTACTTCAGCCTCACGAGCAAAACCTGCACATAGTATTCCGACATCACTATCATTATCAAGTAAACTAGCCACGGCCTTGACGTAAACACGCCCTGAAACTTCTACAATGGAATCGCTGATAGTGAGAGAACAACCCCACTCAGCAAGCAGAGGTTTTAGTGCAGTAAGGATGTCCTCACAGGAGCGGTATTTATACCCTCCGAACTTGTTAGTCTGCCCCTTGGGAGCTTTGAGGGATGACTGAACTCCCTGTAGTTTTTGTCTTATGTTTTTATTCATAGTATTTTTTTGTTAGTTCACGATACAGTTTGCATCGTTCTTTTTCATTGGAACAGGACTCAAGTTCTTTCTTGGTCGCTCCTAGAACTCTTAATTCAACAACCTGTTCGGCGGCTGTCAATGAATTTTTAAATTTTTTTGTAAGTTGTATAAGTCCAACGGGGTGAAGGACATCCAAGGTTTCTTGTTCGAGGTAAGCAGCCATAGCATCGAGGACACCAGGCAAATGTTCCTTGTCACCCTTGCACATTCTGAGATAGAAGTTCTCCACCTTACCAAGTAGACTGTTCGCCTGTCTGGATATAACACCGCGAACCATCCCGGTCTGGTGGTCGTGGTCAAGAACCCAATCGTCTTTCTTCGAGGCCAGGATAGGACAGCACAATGGCTTGTGCTTATCTCTGAATTCTTTGATTTTATTTTGAGGAAGATACGTCATATTTTTTCATCCATTCTCTTATACTCATCTCGGTTATGTTACCGAGTTCTGATTGGATTGACTTGTATGTCAAGCCTTCATTTCTTAACTGGTTAGCCTTGATTGCTAACTCCCTTTTTTGTTCATCGGTAAAATATCGACGAGGTTGCCTAGCTTTCTTTTCGTTGCTGATTAACCCCAAGCGTCTCAGTCGATCAAAGCCCTTCGCCTTGCACTCACTTAGGAATTTATTTTTGGCAATCATTGCCTCAAATTCTTCATCGCTGTGATGTGCTTCCAATAGGTCCAGGGTGCTGGTTATTGGATTCATATCTTGCATCCTTATTAAATCATTCATTCTAATTCTAATTGTTTTATTGATAGTATTTTTCCAGTCGATCCGCGCTTGAAGGTGCAGAATCCGTTTTTGTCAGGGGCTTTCTTTAGTATATATTTTAATGCTGACTTCTCATCCCTAGCCCACTTGGAAGTTCTCCCTACGTAGCCATCGGGCATATCATTCATAGTGTATCTGATCTCGTATTGATTCATTTCATACGGAGCAGCCAGTAAAGTTCAGCGCACTTCTTCGCTACCTTTATTCCCTTCTGCATCTCGCTTTCCTTCCAGTCCTTGTGATGATGCTTCTTGGTATCGCAGTCAATCACAACGGAACGACAGGCGGGTAAGTAATCCAAGCCGTGCTCCTTCATCAGCATAAATGATTCAATGGCTAACTGTTGGCAGTCCTTGGGGTAGGTCTTAGCCTTACCCTTGGTGTTAGTCCTGCACTTGTAGTCCGCTAAGAATAACTGACCATCGGAATCGTGACCAATGAAGTCCACGCTACCGGCGATCTTGATTCGGTTACTTGCTACGATCTTTTCACAAGCGATTGGCTTAACGCCTTCAGCTTGAATCCATTCCACGAATGGTGTAGCCCACTCGTCCCAGACACTAGCCTCAGGCTGTTGGTCTGAGTAAAGGAAGTTGTAATCAACGTGATCCTCAATGACCTTGTGAACAGTGGTGCCGAACTCCGAGGACTCAATGGTGTCACCAGTAATAGGGTGCTCCCTTGTTCCGTATGTTAGACGCTCGATGTCCTGCCACGCGAGGTGCGGGAACTGTCGGGCCAGGGATGTAATCATCTTGGGTTTGTAGATACTATCCAAGAAGGAATCCTTTACTATGCCGAGGACAGTAGTAACGGATGGGTAGACTTTTGTTTTCTTCTTAGCCTGAGCGGGGGTAGTTATATCTCCCTCGAACTCAGGGTCGGACACGTCAGTGCAATTGTAGAAGTGCGCCATTATAGTTCCTCCTGGTCCATTACGTATTCGATTGCTTGACGAAGGGACTTGATGCTGATGCCATCGCAGGGCATTGAAACTATCGGGTCAAAGAATCCTTCCTTGTGGATTTCACAAGTGTTAATACTGCCGTCAATGTCCGCTTGCCAGATGTGTGTTAGACCCTGGTCAGCGAAGTAATCAAAGACTTCTTCGGTCTTTCTTGGTGGTAACTCACTGTGTTCAACGACTTGAATTGCGGAGGCAATCTCGTCGGCTAAAGCAGGAGATGTCTTGGCTTGGTGCTCAAGTTCCTGCGCTACTTCGTATGCGTTGTCCTTGGTTATGTTCATCATTGTGTTAGTTTATGGATTAGAGTTGCTAGTAAGACTGAACCCCCGACTCCGAGGATGCAACAGAAAACTACAACGGCGGAATAAAAAACATCTTTACCACCTTGGACTAATTCTTCGTATTCATCTTTCATATTATTTATTGGCTACTCTCTGGATTAAAGTTACGAATGCCTTGGCGGCAGTCTGGTTGACAACGCCGTTGCCTAGCAATCGGAGTCGATCCACTCGGTTGGTAGTTGCGTCCACCCCACGGGTAGTCCCATTAGGTGCTCGACCCAGTTCGGATTCAGCTTGCCCGTTGCTTTCCCGCAGTGACCCGCTATGTCCTCCTCCAGGTTGGACTTCTTCCGATTGGCTAGATGCTCGCGGTTCTCCTCCGTTATCTGAGGATGAACCTTGTTGGCTCTTGGTGTCGGCCACTTCTGTGACTCTTGGCTCTTCCCATTCGTATTGAGTTTCGCCTGGTCTTGAAGGCCAATGTATGCTACCCGTTGACCAAGGGTCTGCTTGGATGGGGTTGCCCTGCTCGGAGGAACTGTGGCATTGGTATCCTTCCAGTCCCTCGTTGTTGCGGTCGGCCAGTTCTGTGGTTGCATTACTTCCTCTCTGAGGTTCTTGCATCCACCCTTCTTGGCTTTTGCGCTCCTCTCCGATGGCATCCGAACATCCGTCCTGACATCCGTCACTTGAGGAGTTGCCCACTTCTTGCGCTCCTCGTAAGTCTCGACTGCATCCCTGAGCTTCGCCCCGAATGTTTGATTGCTCCTGTGCCTCTTGCTCTTGAAGCCCTGCTCCGTCATCTCCGTTTCGATGCGTCCGCCCTCCGCGTCCGATGTCCTCGCTGTTGGCCATCCCAAGGATGAAGACTCGCTTTCTCTGATGAGGTGCGCCGACTTCTTCCGCTGAGAATACTCCTGCCGTTGCTCGGTAACCCAGTCCTTCCAATTCTCTGAGGACATATTTGAGAACTGATTCTCCGTCCCCAGTCTTGGCTGAGATGATTCCTCCAACATTTTCGAGGAAAACAATTCGAGGTCGGCAGTCCCGGATTCCATCTCTGATGTATGGGAACAGGTGTCTGGGGTCATCAGTTGCTTTACGCTGTCCCGCACAACTGAAGGGTTGGCACGGGAATCCGCCAGATAGGATGTCCACTTGTCCACGAAACTTTCCGTAAGGGAATTGTTTAACGTCCGTGAAGACAGGTGCCGCATCCAGTTCTCCCGCTTCCATCTTTGCAACCAGGTTCGCGACAGGGAATCCTTCCCTCTCCACGAAAGCGATTTCTCGCAGGTTTGGGAGAACTCTTCGGAGTCCAAGCCCAATGCCTTCGTATCCTGAACAAAGGCTGATGTGTGTAATTGCTTTGGTAGTATCCACATTTTATCTTTCTATTTTAGTATTGTTTTTTTTTCTTGACAGGTTGTCAAATTGAAGTCCTACCATATGGAAGTCCTCCGTTGGTAGTCAATCCCTAAGTAAGTAGTTTTATATATAAAACATTCAGTCATAGGGACTGGATACCATAGGGTAGGCTACCATAGGGTAGGGTTCAAGTAATAGTTAATGGGTTCTCAGAAACTTTTAGTATTCTAAATGAACCTTCATTGTAATCCGATTTTTCTATGCATTCATTATTGTAGGTATGATGTCCATAGTTACTGAATAAATCGACATCATTCTTTGCTTCAATAGTTGCTACATTGGTAACTGTTTCAGTCCATTGAACTGTGTATGTTTTAGTTTTGTTTTTCATATTATTAGTCTAGCACTCCGCCGTGAAGTAGCAGGCTCCGTCTTCCTCAAGGCACTTGAGAATCTTTTCACCAAGGGCCAGGTCAGCGTAGTCACTAACCTCTTCGCGAGTGATGTTGTTCTTGTCCAATTCATCTTGGTTATACCAACCCTTGTCCTCAAAGAATTCGTGAACCTTCTTGTAGTTCAGTCGACCTTTAATCTTCTTGATACCTTCCTTGACGAAAGGGATATGCTCGGACTGGAACCCGTATTCTAATTGACTTGGCTCAACCCCCTCGAAGCCGAACTGGTCGGCGGCATTGGATGCTTGCACAGCAACCCAGAACTTTCCTTCTATATCTCCGGTGTAGTATCTTCCCATATTGTTTTCCTTTCTCTTGTTATGCGTTAGTAGTATAGTTAATTCCACCGCCGATGACAACTGGAACGAATCGCTTGATGCCGGACTCGGTGGTCACGTATTTGTTTGAGCCATCGATTGTCTCAATGACGAAGGGACGCTTCGGTGAGCGCACCTTGTATCCACGCAAGTGGTATAGCTTCCCATCCGTGGGGTCTTTGAGCTTGGCACCAAGCCACTCCTTGGGGATTCCAAGTATAGCGTGGTTCTCGTTGAGATACCTTTCCTCTTTTGATATCGGTCTACCTGTTGCTGACAGGAGTTCAACCTCAAGTTTGAAGGTAGCACTGTTACTAGTGTAACTGCATCTCCCCATACGTAGTGATACTCCGAGCTTTTCTCCAACGGCGGATAGCTCGGCATCCAGTTCAGCTCTGATGTCCTTGCAGACATTGCGGTCAATTTTATCTATGCGTTCTGTATTCATTAGTAGTATTATTATTTCTCTTGTTGTTATACCATTATTCCTAGAGTAGGAATGAATAGTTCAAATGGTTCCTTGGTGTAGTGAATGCCGAGTAGTTCATACTGTCCCTCGATGCGCTCGTAGATATTCATATGAGCGTTAGCATCCTGGCCGTGCATCTTATTGAATCGATACTTGCGAGCCTTGAGTTCTTCGGCGTTGTCAAAGGGCTTCCCGTTACGGCTGCCCTTGCTTGTTCTGATTATTGTAGTATATTTTTTATTGCTCATCGTTTATCTGTTGTTCTATCGCATCATTGACAATCATTATGTCCTCCTTTGATAGCGAATTTATTGGTATCTCTTTGTATTCATCTGAGTCCGTCAAGTAACTGACTCGCATAATTTGTATGTGCTCGATGCGAACTTCCTTCCAGGTTTCAGTCACCCATTGGTTACCGCACTCGGAACTGCACTCGCACTCCATTAGGTGCCAATCAACATCGGCATCAATCAAGAACGCCTTGTCGCGGAGTTCTAATTCTATTTCTACTTCTTCCATATGTATCCTTATTGTTCATTATTCATAAAGGTCTTCAATCTTTTTCTGGTTTTTTCTTATGTGATGTTGAGCTTCGCTTACCTTATCCATCCAGTATCTGATTGTTCTAAGGTAGCTTTGCTCCGCGTATTCCTTCGTTGATAGGCTAGCCCGGTCGGTATTATCTACCGAATTGGTGCCGAATATTTTCTTTAGCTCGGCCTGTTGGTTGCCGATGTTGTCGATTATTTCTGATATATGTTTTGTATCACTCATTGTTATTCTCCCCATTTTGTTTGTAAGTAGCTGAGGGCATCAATCATTTCAATTTTAATTCTTTTGATATCCTTACGTAACTCGTAGTTCTCGTGTTCCTCGCTGAACGTGTGTCGATTTGACTTTTCTATACGAGTCCTCAGCTCGTAGTTCCTGTCCTGTAGCTTCTGTAGCTCATCCATCAGGTCCCTGTTGCGTTGGACTAGCCCATCGTATATGCCCTCGTATGCCCTTGGGTTCTCGTATGATACGTTGGCCTTGGGTCGGACATATATGCGTATCTCTTGCGCTTCATCCAGTGGGATGCTTACTCGGTGACCCCACGGGGTTTTCGGTTTCGAGCCACGTAGGACCAGGCGATACGAGCTACCGCACTTCTTGGCGTTCTCTCGCATTTGTTTAATGGTCTTCCACCCATCCTCATTGTTCTCTACCTTCATTAGGTAGTCGTGTTTCTGTTTCTTTATCTGTTCCATTTTTCTTTTATTGTTACCCATACTATGGCTTGTAGTTCATAGCCCTTCAGCTTGTGCATCCGTGCTATATCTAAAGTGATACCCTCTACTCGCTTGTATTGTAGCTTGGTAGGGCTTTCTTGTGTCAGTGTGATGCCATCCCGTGGCCGTGCTAGGCTAGCCCGCATATGCCACTTGTCTATCGTTACGTGGTTAGCTGACTTGTTACCTACGTTCATTGCAAATGAGTGCGTCTTCGGTGATTCCTCAGTGATATGTTCGCCGTGCGTTAATATATTCCAGGCTTTGTCCTTGTTGTCGTGGTAAGTGCATATCTTCAATCCTTTCCACGTATCGTGGCCGTCCCTGTAGTGCGATATCATTTGTTCCGCATCGAACTTGTTACGCTTCCATTGATTGTTCGGTGATAGTGCTGAGATTACTCCCGCGGCGGTCCGCCTTGTGACTTTGTAGTCCCGTGCTAGCTTATTAGAAAAGCGCATTGCATCATCATACCAAGTCATACCTGCTTCGATATTTTCCGGCGATGCTCGCTTGTGCCAACGCTTTATATTGTTGGCGATTTTTATGTCAGTAGTTTCAGTTAGTCTTTTCATATTTATATTACTAATTGTTCTAGCATTCCTTCCCTTCTAGTTACCGAGCAAGACCACGGGTTGTAGTCCACTTTGGCGTATCCGTCTTCCCATTGTTCTAAGAATTCGTCCATTGTTTCAATGCTCATATTGGTAAAGCATCCGCTTTCAAATTCCACTCGGACGTTCTCGTCTTTTATGTTTACATTGATTGCCTGTATTTTTTCTTCAACAGGAATTCCAGGCGAGCCGTGCCAACATTTGGCACCTACTAGTTGGTTCATTTTTTCTATTAGGTTCATTTTTTCTTATTGTTTAATGAAGGTTTTGCATAAGGCTTCAAGTGTTTCAAAGCTCGTGCATTCTTTCAGGATAATTCCGTGCTCTTCCTCGAAGTATTCCATAAAACTTCGCTTGTCCCTATTCAGGTATTTATCCCATAGGCTCCATATTTCAAATGCTTCGTCGAATGTCTTCATACGATGCCTTGTGTTTGAACTCTATAGGCTTGTCCTAGACTGAGTCCAAATGACTCCAGGCTGACATTTGATTGCGTTACTACGTTGCCAACTGCTTCTGGCAGTTTGCGTGCAAGGTGCTTTGTTTCCTTGCGGACAGGTGCAACTTTTGCACTTGGGTTGAGTAGGTCTTTGTTCGCAAACGCTCTGGTTTCATTCCAGAATTCGCGCTTAGCCCTACGTCTCCGATAGGTCGGAGTAGCCATAGGTGATTTGATGTTTTTCATTTTCTTGTGTGACTGTTCAGTTCGACTTAATTGTCTTAACGCACCTACCAACGGGAAGGAATGTCACTTTCAGGTGCATATGGTGAGTGCTATCGGTGTTCTTAAAATCCTACGCACACTCACCTGAAATCTAATATTGCCAATACCAAATTTCGTTTTGTTAGCTATAATCTCCAAACGCACATTGCAATACGCCTCACAAGACCTAGAATTTAACAAGACTCTAGGCGTGCCAACCCTCTTCTTTTTGGGAAAAGCACTTTCAAAATAGGTCGCCGAACGGACAGACTAGCTACCATCTCCCAAGCTCGCGAATAAGTCAAAAACCACTTCTCTAACTAGATTCGTCACTAGTAAATAAAAACGGATTGGCTTGGGAAACCTCACTAGACTGTCAATGAACTGCTATGGTTAATAGAATGAAGGAAAAGAAACCTAAGTCAAGCGTTTTGATGATCTTTTTTCACTTTTTTTCACTTTTATTTTCTCTTATTTACCAGGCAACTAGTGCTCAAGCGTTCACTAAATCAGGCTAATAGCCCGGACTAGTATACAGATGTGCACTAAAAAGAGGGTCTGTGGAAGGGGTCTAGAAGACAT